CCAGTTTCAAACTACCCTAACGCTGAAGGTGCTTTCGGTACATCAGATAGCGTATCATCAGGTACAGGCTCATTCTCAGAGAATGGTACTTACCTAGGCAACAGCCCGACCGCTAACTTTGGTGTAACAACTGGTGCTAATGGTGTAAACCCATCATCTACCGCAAGTCCAAACTATCCAGGTACTGGTATCCTACGCCCTGAACAGGCACGTCGTTTCATCGACTATGTTTGGGACGCTACCACTCTTGCACAGGACGGACGTAGAGTAACAATGAGAGCAAACACAATGGAACTAGAGAAGATTAACGTGGGAGACCGTGTTATTCGTGCTGCTAGCCAGGGTGTCTCAACTTACACCAACACTGGTGCAACCTTCTCAAAGGTTGAACTAACCACAAAGAAGATTCGTCTAGACTGGGAAGTTTCTGCAGAGTCACTTGAAGACAACATCGAAGGTGCTGCTCTTGAGGACCACCTAGTTCGTCTTATGACTAATGCTTTCGGTAACGACATCGAAGACCTAGCCATCAATGGCGACGGTTCAACAGGTTCATTCCTAAGCATTATGAACGGATTCATCAACATGGAAAAGACCAACCCTAACGTTGGTTCAGGTTCAAACCTTGGAAGTGCTCACGAGGTAATCAACACTACACTTGTTGGTTCCAACGCAGCATTTACCGATTGGACAACTGAGAGACTACAGGCTCTTATTCTTGCGATGCCACGTCGTTACCGTGCTATTACCAACGGACTTAAATTCTACGCTGGTACAGACACATTCGCTAACATCGTAAAGAACAACGCTACTGTCTACTCAACCATTGGTTCAACCGAAAACACTCGTAACGAGTTCATCGGTGGTGCAAACCAGACCTTCGGTGGTGCACGTCAGACTCGTGTTCTTGGTGTTCCAGTTCTAGAAGTTCCTTACTACCCTACAGGATTTGTTGACCTAACATTCCCACAGAACCGTATTTGGGGCTTCCAGAGAGACATCACTGTGAACCGTTTCTACGTCCCTAAGAAGGACACAATTGAATACACTGTCTTCGTTCGTTTCGGCATCGCCTGGGAAGAACTGGATGCAGTTGCATTCGCAGACACCACTACAGACTAATCTCTGTAAGGTGTTACCCTTTGAGGGGGCAGGGATTTCGATTCCTGCCCCTTTCATTGATTTGTCTGGTATAATTGAAATAAATCTAAGGAGGATTTAACATGGCTGAAACAAAAAAGACATCAGAGACTAACCCTGTCGTTGAAGACGCAGTTGCCGAGGCAGTTGTAGAAGCACCAGCAGAAGTAGTTGAAGAGAAAGTAATCACAGCACCAGAACCTACAAAAGACGTTCCTACATTGGGATTTAATGAGGACGGAGTTATGGGTTCTACCACAACAAAGGCTGGCAAGCCAAAGGCAGAGCCAGCACCAGTTGTTGAGGCATCGGTGACAACTAAGGTTGCACTATTCTCAACCAGAAACCTATATGCTGACGGTTTTGGTAAAATCAATATTGGTTACAATATTGTTCCAAAGAAGTATGTAGAGTTCTGGACAGCACAACGTGGCGTTCGTCTAGCAACACCAGAAGAAGTTGCGGAGGCGTTTGCCTAAATGGAAGTATTGAGGGTTCCACCATATCCAATCACAACTAAATGGGATGTACCTGCAGCGAACACTGCATACTCTGTTTATGTTGAGGATTTGGTGGACCACTCTTCCGAAACAACAACCCTGACATCAGATGCTAACAAGCAAATATCATACATTTTGCCACGAGCAAAGGTTCAATTTGACAGGGACTTTTTATTTCAAGTTAGAGATTCATCTGGCGAAATTGTTGTAGACGACAATCTAACAATATATAGACCATATGTCAACCCAAATAGTCTAGCAACTACAGCACAAGAAATTGCGGAATACAAGAAGTGGGAAATTATTGCTAGGTCAGTTATGGATAACTATATGATGAATAACGATTTTTACAATCACAAACTGGTCATTGTTAAAGAGGGACAGGGCGGAGACTATTTTCCAATTTGGCACAATGTCAATAAGGTCCTAAAGGTATATGAAAATAACGTTCTTGTTTACAATGGCGAAGATGTAGCCCTGACAATTGCCACACAAACCCCAACAGTATCATCTGGAACTGTAACTCTAACTACCAGTTCTGCACACGGATTTGAGGTTGGTGACGCAGTAACTATTTCTGCTGTTGTGCCAACTGGTTACCAAGGAACTTTTACAGTTACTGCAGTTCCATCAACAACTTCATTTAGTTTTGCTAACTCAACTACAGGAAACATCACAACCGCAGGTAGCGTTATAAGAATTTGGGAATACGAGTATAAGACATTGCTTGACGGCTCTGCAATTGCCAGGGTAGAAGCAAATGGAACATATAATCGAAACGAATCAACTCCATTAAGAATACCTGCTGCATCTGGAGACTTAGGAGTATACGCAGGTTCTAGAAGCGGATATGTGGCATTCCCAGAAGGCTACGACTACACCTTTGTCCTTGACGCTGGTCACAAAACCATTCCAGCAGATGTAGAAAGGGCAGCAACAATTTTGGTAGAAGAACTAAAATGTGGAAACAACGACTACTACACAAGATTTGTAACACAATATAGCACAGACCAATTTGACATCAAATTTGCACCACAATTTTTGGAGGGAACTGGCAACATGCTCGTTGATAAGATTCTTAACAACTATAAGGGCAGCAACTTTAAGCCATCGATACTATAATGATATGCGAAACTACAGACTTTGCCTACCCACTACTTGCAGACATTTACTACCCAATTGTTGATGTCGGAGCATATGGCAACGTAAAAAAGCAATGGGTTTTAGACAAAACAATTGCCTGTTTTTTCAACGTTGCTGGAAGCAAATTTAAACAAGACGTAGGTACAGAAGCAAATATCAATATTGAAAATGCTCTTATCGGTAGGGTTAGAAATAATCCAACAGTCTCAAGCACTGAATCTCTGTATTCTATTACTAACATTGTTGTTACAAATATTCGTGGTAACGATGGGCAAATCATCTATAGTGAAAGTGCAGGACCACGTTCTGGAAATCCAACACTATTTGAAATTGCAACACTAAGCCCAGTCGTTGGTCCTTTTGGCAAAGTCGAATACTACAAAGTTATTCTTAGACGTTCAGAGAATCAGGCGGTTGACCTATGATTGTAGAACTTGACTCAAAATCTTTGGTTGCTAAGTTAAATAATATTGTTCAATATTCAACAGGATTTTTGGAGGGCATCGAAGCAGCCAAGCCAGAATTTATGAATAACTTTGGTACATCTGTAGTAGAGATTATGAAAAACTTTATTGACTCTAATGCCAGGGTAAATCCAGAAACACTACACCACGTTTATGAATGGTATCAGACTGGTAGCCCAGAAGCAAGACTATTCGACATTGACTATATGGTTCAGGGCAAGAATACTTTATCATTTAATTATACATTTTCACAATCAACATCTTATTCAAATGGTTCTACAGAGCCATTTTATAACAAGGCTACAATCATGGAAAAGGGAAGTCCTGTAGTAATTAAGCCAAGAGTTCAGGGTGGCGTTCTTTCTTTTAACAGCGATGGAGAACAAATTTTTACCAAAAAGCCAATTGTTGTAGAAAATCCTGGTGGAGATGGCGTACAGGGTGGATTTGAAAAAACACTACAAATGTTCTTCGACAATTACTTCTCACAATCATTTTTATTGTCAAGCGGTTTGCTAGAACACTTTAATAATCCTAAAGTTTATAAAGATAATTTTAGAAGTGGTGCTATGCAGGGCAAGCCATTAGGTTTCAAAGTTGGCTACCAATGGGTACTGAAAGGTGGTAAAATAGAAGAATGACTAGGACATCTATTTTAAATACACCAGTACTCTGGGTAAATGCTTATCTGCAAGAAAAACTTGAAGGTCTTGGATTTGAAACAGTTCCATTCTTTCCAACTACTCCATCTACAATTAACGATGTGACCGAATACTTTCCAGCAGGTGGCGTTATGTGTACATATGACAGGCTTTTGCGTATGCGTAAATCACCATTTCCGCACATCAAGTGCGAAGAGTTGCTGTATTATTTTTATGCAACTGCTGAAAACTCAATCATTAATATGGTTAAGATTACTGAAAAGGTACACAGACTTCTTGACAGAGAAGACGAGTCAGCAGAAGAACTTAACGCTTGGTGCAAACAAAAGGGTTCAATT